CACAAGCGCTACACTGACACTATCCACCCCCACCACAGAACGGGTAGGTTCGCCATGACGCCCGATCAGCTTGCCTCATTTGAATGGCTGGATCCAGCCAATTACCACACACGCTGTACTGACACCATCACCGTCCTGGTTGCCAGCGACATCCTTATGGGCGCAACCTGGCAATCGGCGACCAAGAAGTATGGCGTGCGGCACTTGGCGCTGAAGTGGATGCGTTGGGGTTACGAGGCTGCCCAGCGCGACGCAGGGCCGGATGATCACCACGCGCCGTATCTCAACTGGTACTTGAAGCTGAGTCAGGCGATCGGCTTTGTGGAAGTGCTGGCGCAACAGCGCACACTACGCGAAGCGCCGCGCTACTGGCTTGAGAACAACCCGGAAGCCGCCTCAGACTGGACTGGCGCGGTAGGCACGCTCTCGTTGACGGAGCAGGCTGGCAGCCAACCAACCGAAGAAACCGCTGTTACACAAGCGCCAGTGGAAGCCACTGTGCCAAACGTGCGTACCGTGCTGCGCATGCTGATTGAAGCAGGCGCGTCCATTAAACCTCCCGAGACGGAAACCAACGCAACCCCAACCGTTGTTGACGCCGACCAGAACGGAACAGGTACGCATGGCTGATCTGGCGTTACGTAACTCGGTACTGCGTGACATGGCGATGCTTGATCGCCTACCGGACAGCGTGCTCGGCGAATGGTCGCCTGCCTTCATCCCCCGCTGGAACAAGTACATCCCCCATGCGCCCACCTCACGCCAATGGGCATTTCTCCTCCTCGATTGCAAGGAAGCACTCTACGGCGGACAAGCAGGCGGAGGGAAATCCGACGCGCTGCTCATGGCGGCGTTGCAGTATGTCGACACGCCAGGCTACCACGCGATCCTCTTCCGCCGTACCTACGCCGACCTGGAGCGGCCAGGCGCGCTGATACCGCGTAGCCATGAGTGGCTGTCCAATACGGACGCTCACTGGAACGGTCGGCGCTGGTCGTTCCCATCGGGTGCTGTGCTGGACTTTGGCTACCTTGATAACGCCAACGACATCTACCGCTATCAGTCCAGCGAGTACCAGTTTGTCGGCTTTGACGAGCTGACGCAGTTTGAATTCGGCTGGTACCGCTACTTGTTCAGCCGTTGTAGGCGCACGCGCAACGTGATAGCGCCTGTACGCATGCGCAGTGCTAGCAACCCTGGCAACATCGGACACGACTGGGTTCTGGACAGGTTCATTATGAGCGGCTTTGAACATCGCCGCGCGTTTCTGCCTGCACGCCTGGAAGATAACCCATACCTGGACATGGAAGAATACGAGGAGTCATTGAAAGAGCTTGACCCCGTAACCTATGCCCAACTGCGTTATGGCGACTGGACAGTGCGCAACACTGGCCCGTTCTTTGACCGCAAGACGATCCCCCTACTGGATGAGCCTGTGAACCGTGAAGGCTTGATCCGCATGTGGGACTTGGCTGCCACTAAGAACCAGACCAGCGCGTGGACGGCTGGCGCGCTGTGCAGCTACGCCAATGGCATATTCGACGTCCACGAGATTCGGCGCATGCGTGGCGACCCTGGCGAGGTTGAGGAGTTTATCCGCCATACAGCCGAGGAAGACGGGCGCAAGGTTCGCATCTTTATGGAGCAGGAGCCAGGGAGCGGCGGCGTCAACACCATTTACCGCTACCGCTTTGCCGTGTTGCCAGGCTGGACGTTTGAGGAGTATCGCCCCAAGCTGGATAAGCTCACCCGTGCTGCGCCGTTAAGCGCGCACGCCAAGCGCAACGGCATGCGCTTTGTACGAGGCCGATGGAACAGCGTCGCCTTTGATGAGTTTGAGGCGTTCCCCAACGGCTTTAAGGATCAGGTAGACACCTGTAGCGCAGCATTCCAAGTGCTGACGCATGGCTCGGGCATGCGCGTTACGTTGTTGTAGGAGACCACAATGGCACGGTCGCTGTCGGTACGTCAGCGGGTCGGCTTGCGTTTGCTGGGCATGCGTGCGCCAGAACGCAAGATGACCGCGACCGCGCCTGCCATTTTGTCTCTCGGGCCATACCAGGCGCGCTGGATGCAGTCCGACTACGACACGTATGCCCGTGAGGGGTACATTGGCAACCCGTATGTGTTTGCCAGCATACGGCAGATCGCTATGGCGGTGGCGGGCATTCAGTGGGAAGTGTTTGACGGCCCCGACAAGAAGACGAAATACGACGAGCATCCGTACCTGTCGCTGCTGAAGCGTCCCAACGCCTTTATGGGCGGCAGCCGCTTCTGGGAGAACATGGTTGGCTACCTGTATCTGGACGGCAATGGCTATATTGAGCGCGTTGGCCCCGACAACGGACCTCCGGTCGAGCTATGGCCACTGCGCCCCGACCGCGTGAGGATTGTGCCTGGCACAGTGCAGCAACTTGTCAGCGGCTACGTGTATTCGGTTGGCAACCAGGAAGTGACCTTCCCAGCGCCGCGCATCCAGCATTACAAGTTCTGGCATCCCACAAGCGACTGGTACGGGCTGACGCCATTGCAAGCCGCCAGCAAGTCGGTCGACCAGTCCAACCAGGCGAAAGCCTGGAACGTGGCGCTCCTGCAAAACGGCGCACAGCCGAGCGGCATGGTCTCTACCCAAGCCCTGCTCAGTGACGACCAGTACCGTCGCCTGCGCGAGTCTATCGAAGAGAAGTATGCAGGCTTTATCAACGCAGGGCGACCGATCTTGCTGGAAGGCGGCGCAACCTGGCAAGAGATGGGCATGTCGCCTAAAGACATGTCCTGGTTGGAAGGGCAGAACCTTTCCGCCCGTGAGATAGCGATGGTGTTTAACATCGCTCCAGAGCTGATCGGCGACCCTGCCAGTAAAACGTTCAGTAACTACGGCGAGGCGCGTGTGGCGCTGTACCAGGAAACCGTATTGCCGCTGATGGACTGGTTCAGGGACGACCTTAACAACTGGCTCTCTCCGCTGTACGACGGCGCATACGCCGACTACAACAAGTCTGACGTTGAGGCGTTGCAGGAGAACCGAGGCGAAACCTACACGCGCATTAACGCAGCGTTCGCGGCAGGCTGGATGACGTTTGGCATGGCACAAGAGGAAGCAGGCAAAGCGGTAGATCCGGAAGTCAAGGATCTGTACCGTTGGCAGGCTCCACAGTGGGGCGCAACGGATCCCACAGCGCCTGAGCCTGAGCCTGTCGCACTCCCAGCGCCAGGCTTGCCTCACCCTGAACTCCCTGCAACCCATCCGCTGAACCTGGCTGCGCCACTCATCCCTAACGAGGGCGAGACTGCCGAGCCAGCGCTCCCGCCAGGTAAGAACGGTGACGCCGCTGGCGCTGGCGGTGGAGGCAGCAATACCAGCGATGACGCTGCCAAGGCTGATACCATCACGATCCGTGAGATGACAAGCATGCTCCTTGGCGTGGGCAGGCTTGCCGAGTACATGCGTGCCAACCCTGCCGAGCCGCTGGAGCGCGTGGTAGAAGCCCACAAAGACGACCCCGCTACACAAGCCATCCTCCCGTTCCTGGCGGCTGCCAGGGCAGCAGAGGAGGCGCGCAATGGCTAGGGCTGCCACCACAACCTACGCCGCCACCATCGAGGCGCTGCGCGACAAGCATATCCCAGCCGTGCGGCGCGCTGTGGCTGCACAGCTTGCGCCTGTGCGGGCTGCGCATCCGTTGGCAATGGCTACACGCCTACGCGCTGAACATGACGAGTGGGTCGCCCTCGTCGCCAAGCTGTACGGTAGCGTGGGTCAGTCGTTTGCTGACCACACAGCCGCCACGGTAGCGGCACGGTTGGGCATTACGCCTGCCAAGCTGACCGCCACCACAGGCTACAGCGCCGCATACGACGCCTTTATGGGCAGCTACGCCGAGCAGCAAGTGCCAGGGTACGTTGACCAGATCGCAACTAGCCTGGAAGCACACATTGGCGCGCTCCCTGACGCCCTCGCGGCAACCGATGCAACCATTGATGACATCTTTGCTGGGATCGAGCTGGTTGTAGGGACAATGATCGTGCTGACCGCCAGTAGCCTTGCGCCCATTGCAGGAGCCAACGCGGCAGCACAATCCTCCGGTACGGATCTGACAAAGACGTGGCAAGCCCTTGAGGACGCCCGTACACGCCCAACCCATAGCGCCGCTGACGGGCAAGTGCAGTCGCTCTCAGACCCGTTCGACGTTGGTAGTAGCCAACTTATGTTCCCGTGCGATCAGTCACTGGGCGCCGACATAGGCGAGATCATCTACTGCCGTTGTGTTGTGGTGTACGACGTAGCCGCCAACAAGCGCAAACTCTATAGGCTTGACTGGCCCGAGCGTTGGGCCGACATCATCCTTACTGGCGACAAGAAAGGCGGAAGCTAGCATGGGTCGTAGAGAACGGAAGGCTACCGCCACGCGCCAGCGCGAGCGAGCGGCATTCCTCATCCAAGAACTGAAAGCCACGAACGACAACGCTGGAACCTTTAGCGGGTACGTGGCGGCGTTCAACAACCTGGATCAAAACGGCGACATCATTGAGCGCGGCGCGTTTAAGCGCACGCTGGGCATCCTGCGTGAGAGTAAGCAGCGCGCGGGCAGCGCGTACTTGTTCCCGCTGTTGTGGCAGCACAACGAGGACGAGCCGATCGGCGGCGTGACCGACGCCTACGAGGACGACTACGGGCTGCACATTACAGGCGAGTACGACCTGGACACACCGCGCGGCGCACAAGCCTATAGCGGAGCCAAGAAGGGCTACCTGCGCGGGCTGAGCATTGGCTACCGTACCGTCAAGAGCATGATGGACGCCCAGCGCTCGCGCCACTTGCTGGAAGTGCAGCTATTTGAGGGATCGCCTGTTACGTTCCCTGCCAATACCGACGCCCAGATCCGCGACGTCAAGAACGTTGGCGGGAAGACTGACTGGCCACTGGCGGCGTATGGCACAGCTTGGGACAATAGCGAAGCCCACGCTGCCATTGTCAAGAAGGCAACCAAGTCCGACGGTAGCCTGGACACCGCGTTCCTCAAGTCGGTTCACTTCTGGTATGACCCCGACCACGACGATACGCTCGACGGCTACAAACTGCTCTTCTGTGACGTAGTTGGCGGCGAAGTACAAGCCGTGCCAAAGGCTGTACAGGCATGTACAGGCAGCCACGGTATACAGGCGATGTCTGGTCTGTCCAGCGGCGATGAGTCGGGGATCAAGTCCAAGATCAAAACGTACTACGGGCGCATTGCCAAAGCCGAGGACAATCCCGACCTGGCTAAAGTGCCGTGGGAAGCTGACGACAGCAAACGTAACAGCCTGGCGGATCGGCTGGAGCTAAAGCAGTTGACGGGCTTGGCAGCGCTAACGCAGTGTGCCATTGCCACTGACAACACAGCCGACAGCCTGGCGGGCGTGATTGACGTGTTGGCGGCGTCGTGCGGGCTGGCGCTGGATGACGGCGCAGCCCTCGCCAAGCCGCAAGCGCCTGTAGCGGCGCTGTTAGCGGGCGTTCCAGGATTAGAAGACGCCGTGAAAGCCGTGTTAACGTCATATATGGAGTTCAGCGACCAGACTGATGCGCTCCTAGATGTCTTGGGGCTGCCAGACAATAACGCAGGTTACGACGGCGACGCCAGCTACATCAGCGGCTACGGGTATATGGCAGCGTTGCGTAGTGCGTTCGAGAGCAAGGTTGGTAAGCAGTTGAGTTCTACCAACCGTGAACGGCTCGCCGCTCATGCCAGCGCCCTCCAGTCGCAAGTTGATGAGGTGAAGTCTATCCTTAAGGACAACGACAGTCCCCTCAAAGACGAGAACGACCAGGGCGCTGACTATGGCGACTACATTGCCAGCGGCAAGCATAACCAGCCGTCTGGCAAAGCACGGCGGAGGGACTCGGACGGCACTCGCACCACTCCCTCAGGCGAGACAGACCCGGATGCAGCCCAACTGCTTTCCACACTGTCCGCTATGGAGAATGATGTCGCACAGCAGTCACTTGATCGGCTGTTGAACTAGCGGCGTGTTGCAGGAGGGAGTTTGTTATGGATCTCAAGGAGATCAACGACAAGATCCAAACTGCCTGGGACTCAATGAAGAAGACCATTGAGGAGCAGGCAGCCGAGATCAAGTCCAGCGGCGAGGCGCGAGCCGAGCTAACCGCCAAACTGGCGAAGCAAGAGACGGCGATCCAGGGCTTTGAGACCGAACTCAAGTCGCTGCAAGTGGTAGCACAGCGCCCCATGCTGGACTACACTGACACGGAGCAGAAGCGCTCGCGCTACCGCAGCGACCAACACCGCCAGCTTTCCGAGTTGTACTGGAAAGCCATGCGGCGCGGTATCGAGCGCCTGCCCGACGACGAGAAGAAGGAAGTGGACAGCCACTTCAATACGCAGCGCCTGATGCACATGGACGCCAGCGAGCGCAAGAGCCTCAAGGTGTTCATTGACGCCGAGACAAAGGCGCTGTCCGTTGGTGACGAGACGGCTGGCGGCTACCTGGCTCCGCCCGAGCTGGTTCAGGACATCATCAAAGGTGTCCAGTTGATCAGCCCGATCCGCCCGCTGGCACAAGTGCGGCAGACGTCGCGCCGATCAGTGCAGTATCCCATTCGTAGCGGCGTGTTTGCCGCCAAGTGGGTTGCTGAGACTGGGACGCGCTCGGAGACCGCTGGTCTGACGTATGCGCTCGAGGAGATTCCAAACCACGAGATGTACGCCGACGTGCTCGTTTCCGACCAGGATCTTGAGGATGCGGTGTTCAACCTCGAGCAGGAAATCCTGGACAACTGCACTGAGCAGTTTGCCAAGGCAGAAGGCGCAGCGTTCGTCAGTGGCACGGGCCAGGGCCAGCCGGAAGGCATCCTCACCAACGCCAGCATCAGCTCTGACACACAGGCGGGTAGCGCCACGGGCAACGTGACCGCCGCTGGGCTGATCGCCATCTGGGGCAACCTGAAGACGGTCTACAGCAAGCAAGCCACTTGGCTGATGAACCGCGCCACCATCGCCCAGATCCGCGGACTCACCGACTCGCAGGGTCGCTTCCTGTGGGAGCCAGGGTTGGCCGACGGTACGCCGCCCAACCTGCTTGGCAGCCCCTACATCGAAGTCCCCGACATGCCGTCCACGCCTAGCGCCACGGGTACCACGTTCCCCATCTTGTATGGCAACATCAAGCGGGGATATCTGGTCGTGGATCGCATCAACGTGGTCGTGCGTCGCCTGCAAGAGAAGTACGCCGAAAGTGGCCAGATTGCTTACCTTGTGCGCAAGCGCGTTGGCGGGCAAGTCGTGCTTCCTGAGGCGATCCGCAAGCTCGGAGCCGTCCACTCGTAGTCGTCAGAGTGTAATTACACTGGCACTACACGTATCGTCATGTGACGCGCTGAGGACGAAATCTGGCGTTGCGGCGCGTCACAGGTACAAACACACATTCAGTCTCCGCACTGACCTCTGGCGTCAAGAGCTTGCTTTGAGTCCAGGCTGATTGCGACTTTGCGAATCACTGATTTTCGCCTCAAAGCAGAGTAGCGGCGTAATCGTGTTGTTGCGCCATACAACCGTCGGAGATCACATAATACACTGGGAGTGTAAAATGGCAGACGAACCCGAGCAGGAAGAAGCCAGCGCAAGCGCTGCGCCCGACGCCTCGGAACAGGCGAGCGAAGAAGTCGAGCAGCCCTCTGAGCAACCCGCCGAAGAGCCAGAAGTGGATCCGGTGGAACAGGCGCACGCCGATCATGCGAAGGCGCACGGGCTGGAGCCAGGCGCCGACTACGCCGTTAGCCAGCATGGCGAGCCAGTGCCATTCGTCGGTACGTTGGTTGGCACAAACGACCTCGGCGTGCTGATCCGCGCCTGGGGAGGCAAGCTGGCCAGCTTTCACCCGTGGGCCAGCGTGAAGTCCCTCATCCATCAGTAGGCGTACAACGCCACACTGGCAACGGACGCGGTTGCCAGCAAGCCGTATGGGCGTGTGTGCTCGCACGTCACAGCAGTAGTGAGGAGCAACCCGATGAACCAACAACCCGCCACGCCAGCGCAGCGCCTAGCCGCGTTGGAACAGGTCGCCGCCAATGCGCGGCTCCTGCTTGACAGACTGGCGGCAATGGAACAAAGCGGGGCGCTCAGTAATGTCGCTGCCGAAGCGCTAGCCGACTGGGCTACACGCTTGGCGGCGTCACTGCAAGCCGTCCCGGCGTTGCCGCCGACGGAGCAGGAGGAATAGGCCATGTGGGATCTTGTCCATCGCCTGTCGGTTGTACAGTCAACCGCCAGCGCCGCTGTCACCAGTGGCAACGCCACGACCAACGGCACAGGCGTCAGCATCGCCGGATACGAGAGCATCTGCGCTTTGCTGCGCCTCAGCGCCCGTACTGACGGCACGTACACGCCAAAGATCCAGCTCAGCGCTGACAACGTCACGTTCTACGACATGGACGCGGCTGGCTACATCGGCGGCGTTGCGCCAGGCGCGGTCAACGCCGTAGGCGACACGCTCATCGGCGTGGCACAGGTCACCAGCGCGGCTGCCAAAGCAGCGGGAGTTGACAACACGGCGCTGATCTACGGGCGTGTGTGCGTGACGCAGGCTGGCGGCACGACAGGCGCGACCTTCCAGACTGATTTCATTCTGGGACACGCGCGTCATAGCGGCGTGGCGGTCTAGCACGCTAACAGCGGACTAAGGAGAGTTGCTATGTTTAGTCAAATCTGGCGCAGGCGAGACGCTAGCTCGTTTGGCGAGTTCGCGACCAACCATACCCAACTCACCTTAGTCACGCCGCCAGCCGTTGAACCTGTCAACCTCACACTGCTTAAGCAACAGACGCGCATCCCCTACAATGACGGCGACGCCATCCTAACGTTCTACATCAGCGCAGCGCGCGAGGTAGTAGAAACCTACCTGCGCCGCGCGCTCATCACGCAAACGTGGGACTTGACGTTGGACTGGGGGCCAGCGTGGGTCGAGTTGCCACGCCCGCCACTGCAAAGCATTACAGGCGTGTACACGACCAGCCTGGACAACGTTGAGTCGGTTGTGCCAAGCAGTGTGTACATCGTCAACACCAACACCAACCTTGTCGGGTTGAACATTGGCAACGTGTGGCCATTGCATCGTGGCAAAGCGGGCTTCAGAGTTCGCTACGTGGCAGGCTACGGCGACACGCCCGACACCATCCCGTTCGAGATTCGACGCATCATCCTGGCGGTTGCTACCACAATGGACAATACCCGCGACGCGGCTATCCTCACGGTTGATCAGCAGGCACAGCTACGCCCGTATCGGCTGGAAGGCGAGATGCGTATGTCAAAGGGTATGGCACGAGAGGATCTACTGGCATGAGCTTTAGTGTTGGCACAGACATCCAAACGCCCGAGAACTTTTCTGAGGCGCTGCGCAAGCTGTACGAGAAAATTCCCGAGTCGCAGTACGCCCGTGAGGAAGCTGTGGCGCTGTGCGAGAAGCTCGCAAACATCGCCGACGCCATGTTCCAGACGGGTATGCTGGGCAGCAAAGAGACTGGCGGTTGGTCGGCTAGCGTGTCGGGACACAGCAACCCCAACCACACCGCAAGCGACAGCTACACAGCCGATGAGTTCGTCAGCCTGAGTCTAAGCCACCACAGCCCAGCCACGCTGGAATACTACCAGAAGCAGAACGCGCGCTAATCGCGCTGATCGCACAGAGGGAGACGTGAGGACATGGCAACAGGCACAAAGGTACAGGTACAGCCTGGCGACCTACGGAAGCCCCTACAGATCCTCACACGCTCCGACAACACGAGCGCTACTGGCGGCAGTGATCCCACTTACGTACCACTGCATAGCGTGGTTTGGGCGCATGACGCGCACAAGACAGGCAAGTTCATCGATCAGGGCGGCAAGCTCGTTACTTACCTGTCGCACGTGTATACCGTGTACTTTGACACGGGTATTGTGGCAGGCATGTACATACAGGATCCGGACTTTAGCAACAAGATCTACATCCAGTCGGTTGAGGATCCAGACGGTACACGCCACTGGATGCAACTGACGGGCTACGATATCGAGGGCTAGCATGGGCGCAAACGGCGGGATCACAATCGAGTGGAAAGTCAACAACTTTGACAAAGTGTTGGCCCAGCTTGACCAAGCGATCGACCTCGGCTTGGATACATGGGCAGCCGACACCATCCAACTCGCGGATAGTGCAGCGCCCGTGCGAACAGGCGGGCTACGCGCTAGCCGCTACCGTGTGAGCAGCATCACCGATGAGTTTGCCAGCGCCGTTGGCGCGTTCATGGCTGCCAACCCCAAAGGCGAGGCAGCCCAACATCCAGGCGAGGCGGCGCATGGCGTCGTGATCATTGGCTTTGCGGCGGGCTATGCGGCAGCCGTCGACCAAGGACACCACACGCGCGGCGGTTCGTTTGTAGCGGCCAACCCGTTCTTCACGTCGACGGTGGAGGCGCAGATCCCACGCATCCCTGAGTCGCTGGCCAACGCCTTTAAGAAAGTAATCGGGTAGCGCCGTGGGGACAGGCATCGAGCTAGAAGCCGCTGAACAGTACTTTCGGATCAAGTGCCTGGCCAGCCAGACGCTTGTGTCGCTGGTACCTGGCGGATTCTACAGCGAGCGTGTCCAAACTGCGCCAAGCGGGAACTACGTGATCTGGTCGTACCAGGGATCCCTGCCGGACTTGGACGAGGTACATGGCGTTCGCATTCTGGTACAACCGCTGTACCTTGTGCGCGTTATTGGCGCGACAGACGACTTTACGCAACTGCAACCCGCAGCCGAGGCGCTCGACGCCGCGCTGCACATGGCAGGGCCACAAGCCGTACCAGGCTACACGGTAGCCGAGTGCAACCGCGAGCGCCCTTACAGCGTAGTGGAGCACTTTGTCAACATTGAGCGTCGCCATCTTGGCGGCTATTACAGGCTGTACATTCAACCGTCGTAGCGGCGGCGTGTACGTGCGGAAGGAGTGATGGTCATGGCTGACACCATGACGATCGGCAGGTTAACTCAGATCGCGCCAGAAGTTACGCACGGCGTCGCTCCGGCGGCTGGCGCGACTAAGCAACTGATCGATCTCACGTTCCAGCTTGATCCCAGTTACAAGTCAACCGAGATTCGTGGAACGGGTCGTCGCTTCTTAGCTACGGTCGTTCCAGACGGGCAGGAAGCCTCGGCTGGCAAAGTGGCAGGCACGGTCAGCTACAATAGCTGGGTCTACCTAATGAGCATGGCCTATGGCCCTGCCACCATCACCACGCCTAGCGGCGCAGTGCTGGCGCGCAAGTGGAGCTGGACGATACCGCTCACGGGTAGCATCAACCCAACCAGTATGGACATTGAGCAGGGCGACAGCGTCGACAGCGAGCAGTACTTGTACGCTGTCTGCGACAGTTGGGGTATCGATGCGACCCGTAGCCAGGTACAGCCCGCCGGATCGTTCCTGATGCGCGCAGTCAACAAAGCCAGCCCCAACGGCACATTCGGCGGCATGACCACGGCTGGCGTCACTCAGATCCCGAGCGTGCCTGTGTTGCCGAAGCACTGGTCGATCTATATGGATCCAACCAGCGCCAACATCGGCGTTACCAAGCTGAGCAGATCGTTCCACGGCAAGCTGGATTACGGCGGCGCGTTTGTGCCGTTCTTCCCGCTGGATAGCGCACTGTCTTCCTACGGTGGCGTAGCTGACGGTGACCAGCCCAAAGCCACGTTCATGATGGAACTGATGAAAGATCCGCTCGTCGGTGAAGCGCTGTGGCCAGTAGCCCGCGCAGCCCAAACCGAGTACATCCGGTTTATGTCGGGTGGGATTGGCGTGTCGCAGTTGATCGACAACTACTGGACGTTCAGCGTGACAGGCATACCGACTGCCGGATCCTTCACGGTCAGCTTTGGCGGCGTGACCAGCGCGCCTATCGCGTTTAACGCCACGAGCGCGGCGGTTGCCACGGCGCTCACAGGCATGAGCAGCATCGGCGCTGGCGGCGTGACCTGCACAGGTGGGCCATTGCCAGGGACGCCTGTAGTCGTGACAATGGCAGGCTTGCAAGCCCAGAACGCCAACCCGTTTACGCTCGGTACCAACAGCCTCACAGGCGGTACTACGCCTGCGCCTGCGTTTGTCGCCACGCAGATCCCCTACAACATGACGTATGACTTTGCTGGCAAGGTACAACAGCCTGGCGCAAACAAAGACCTGACTGGCCTACGTACCCGCGAGTGGACGTTTGACGTGGTTGAGGATCCCACTTGGGGCAATGCCCTATTGATATCAGTCGTCAACGCTCTGACGTCGCTGTAGCGTCCGCACAGGAGGATTCAACACCGTGCCATACGAACTAGAAGACATGCTGACTCGACGGCGTGAAGTTACGTTTGACTTCTATGGCCGCGAAATGCATGCCGAGTACTGGGTTGAGCGCATGACCAAGGAATTCCGGATGGAATTGCTGCGGTTGCTGCGCGCCAGCCTCAAGATGCAGCAACGCGCCAAAGATCTAGGCGAGGCAGTGTCGCATGTGGAAGCCCCACTCGACAGCGAGCAGGCACACGACGAAGATACCGCCGCCGACACAGCCCTGATCCAGTTCAAGGCTGACGACGACAAGGTCAAACGCCAGATTGACGTGGCGCTGATCCAAGTACTGGCCGACTGGGACTTGCTGCGTGGTGGCAAGCCGCTTCCGTTCACGCCCGATGACATGTGGCTTGTCCCCGCCGAGTTTGAAGGCAAAGTGGTTGC